TTATTGAATAATTTTTCTGTTAAAAATATCTCCATATCCTAAAAGCAACCACACAGGGTTTATCTCTGGCATCTTAAGTATAAGGGTTTGTAACAAGCTCGCAGGTACTCTCCTATTTCCTGCAATATAAGTAAGGAGTGTTATCCTTTCAATCTCTAATAGGTTTGCAAGGTCACTATAACTGATGTTTCTCACCTTACAGATCTCATCTAATCTTAGCCCAACCCGTTCTAAAGCAGCCCGATCGTGAGAGCCTTCATAACGAGATAAATCGTCTTCAATCCAGTTTTTTGGCTCCAAATGAGGAGCGTCAGCCCCCTCTTTGAGCATGCTTCCTTTTCCTGTAAGAAGCCAATTTGCATCATATAGAGGAAATTTTTCAAGTATTTTTATCACCCAATCTATAGATATAGTAGAATTTTTGCGAATAGCACGTGATAGTACTCCTTGACTTGCTCCTATTTTTCTTTCTAAAGAAGTTATTTTAATCCCCTCATTATTAATTAATTCGTTGATATTGTTGTAAAATTTCTCCATACCAAATGAAAATTATCGTGTAATAATTTGTTTTAAATGAAAATTATCATTAACTTTGTTGCCGAATTGAAAACGGTTTGACAACGCCAAATATAAGAAAAAAAATGAAGCCATCAAAGAAACTTGTTGAAAAAATTCTTTCAGATAATGATTTTTCATTAGACATCGCCAAAGCGGTGAAAGATACTACTCAGTATGCTATTATTGCCCGAGCTAAGCGCCATTCAAAATTGTTGTTATTGGCTGCTTTTGTGGAAGTGTATAAGGCTTATGGACTTTCAGAGGAGGATATCTACGCAAAAGAGGAAGAAAATGACAGCGGAGACTGTACTGATCGTGTTCAGGGAGCTAAGTGAGGAGGAAAAGGAACGCTTCCTAAAGCTCTTGGAGCAAGAGATGCCCCCCAAGCACCGTGCCCGCAAAAAACGAAATTCAAAAGTGTGGGACGATGTAGAGATCGTGGAGAAGCTGGAGGTGCTCTTTAATAAATAGGTGCTACTGATTGCTATTATAAGTACAATTATAAAATAAGAAAAAAATGAAAGCAAAAGATTTAGAACAAGGAAAATATTACTCCACATTGGAACTTAGAACCAATGGAGATGTCTTAAGACAGCGCTGGTGGTATATCACCCTTAGAGAAGGTAATAATATTAGGGCTATGGTGGTGGAAAAACTAATGGATAGTCCTATGAGCTTTTATTCGGACTTAGAGGTGTGGTATAGTGATGCCTTTTTTAAGGATATCTCTTTTACGGAATGTGAAAAAAAACACTTTACTTGGGCAATAGAGGATATCATAACAGAATTACAAGCGATAGAAAAATGATGAAAGCATATACCATTCATAAAATAATAAAAAAATGAAAGCAAAAGATTTAGAACAAGGAAAATTTTACGCCTCTGTGGAATATCTCAATGAAAATGAGGAAAGGTATCGCAGGTGGTATATCATCCTTAGAGAAGGTAATAATATTAAGGCAAATGTAGTGGAACAGATAAATGATTCTCCCCTGAGTTTTTACGCTGCCTTTGAGGTAAATTATAATGATAAGAATATCTGTTTTATAGAAGTTTCCAAAGATCTATTTACAGTGGCAGTACAAGAGCTTCTAACAGAATTACAATTTATAGAAAAATGATGAAAGCATATACTATTATCAAGCAGGAAATAGAGGCGCTTTTTGGCGTACAAGGGGTAATCCTCCGTATATACGAGGGGGAGGTGCAGTATATTGTTGCCTTTGCGGACTTCAAAAAAGTTGGCCAGCTGCGGGAGATTATCCCCGTGGCGGATTGGCGGATGGACTTTTTAGGCAAGCAGGGCGTGATCTGTATCTCCTACCCTGCTGATATGGAACTGATCCGTAAGGAAATGGAAGAGAGGATGTTTCCTTAATCCCCCTAACTCCCGAATCCCCCTAGCCCCCGAAGGGGAAATGAGGGACGAGGGACAAACTTTATTAATTGTTAATTATTAAGCATTCATTATTATGAAAAAGAGCCTAACACCCACAAATCAGCTGCTCATAGAAGTTTTTTCCGACAACGAAGAAGAAAAAGAGCGTAGTAAATACTATTACTTTGCTATCATTGACCTAAAAGATAATTATCTTGAGGTGATCAAGGAAAGAATAAGACTTTGCAAAGAGATTACTAAAGAGACTTCCCATGCAGTAACGGACTACTTTGCCCTTAGGTTTAAAGAGAAAGATGTTCGTATCACATATTATAAGACTACATTTGATAGATTTTTAGATCTCTTTGGAGAAAAGAGGTATAGTTTTGTAGAGGCAACAGAAGAGGAGCTTCAGAAGCTAAGCCCAATAAAAGGGATCGAGATGATAAAGAGCGGATTCTATTATAAGGATTTCATTTTTGAAGGGATTATACCCCAAAAAAAAGGGAAAGATATTCATTATTCTACCTTTTATATTAAATACGAAGAATATTTTCTAATGTAATTAGTGGTTAGTCACTAATCATTAATCATTAACCATTAACCATTACTCATTATCTATGATTGCCTCACATATCATTGACCAATTATATCAGGTGGACCTTGCCCAAACTATTGGGAAAATATACTTAGATCCTTCCTATAAGATTCTATCCAATGGCACCGCTAAGGGGCTGTCTCCTTTTACCAATGAACGCACACCAAGCTTTGTGGTGTCGAACGTGAAGGGGATATGGAAGGACTTTGCCAGCGGCCGCGGCGGAAAGTCTGTTATAGAGTTTATCCAAGCTTATAAGGGTATGGACTTTCCCGAAGCGGTGAAACTGGCTTGTGAGGTGCTGAATATTCCCATAGAATACGAAAAAGAAACCGAAGCACAGAAGGCCAAACGACAAGAGAAAAAAAGCCTTGGGGAGATTATTGCCTTTATCAAAGAAAATTATAAAGAAAATTTGCCAAAGTTGTCCCTTGCTCAAAAGTATATGCAGGAGCGAGGGTTTTCGGATGAGATTTTGTCGGACTTTGAGATTGGATATGCCTTGGCGGGGATGTATGAAGTCTTGAAGGAACGCGGGCAGGTGAGTGAGGGGGTAGCCCTTGGGGTGCTTAAAGCGTATCAGAACGGGGGGTATTACGATTTCTTTAAGGGGCGTATCATCTTCCCTATATCGGACAAGCATGGGCATTGTGTGGGATTTGGCGGGCGTGTGATGCCTTCGGAAGCGAAAGAGGGCGCGCCTAAGTACTTGAACAGCCCAGAGAGTGAGGTGTTCCACAAGTCGGAGCTTTTGTACGGCTTCCACTTGGCGCGTAATAGCATGGCACAGCGCGGGGAGGTGTATCTGGTAGAGGGTTATACGGATGTGATGCGGATGCATCAGATAGGGTTGCGCAACTGTGTGGCTACCCTTGGGACAGCGCTGAGCGCGCAGCACCTGGCGGAGATCAAGAAGCTATGTAAGAAGCTCATTATCTTCCGAGACAGTGACAATGCAGGGGCAACAGCTGCCTACAGAGACATGGGGTTGGCCTTAGAAGCGGGCTTGTTTGTCGAGCGGGTAGTATTTCCCTCCGAAAGTAAGGAGGATCCCGACAGCATAGGTCAGCGGGAGGGGGCTGTGGCGCTGATAGAGGCGGCAAGGTGTGATGCGGTGCTGCACTATTTACAAGGGGCGTATGAGGAAGCCATTGGCCGTGCTGAAACCAAGGGGAAAAAGGTGATCCTTATGCCTGAGGATAAGAAGCGGCTTAGTGACCTTGCCATGGAGCTTATCGGAAAAATCCCCGATGTGGTGACCCGTGATGCCTATATGGAGCAGGTGAAAGCGCGCTTTGGGATTAAGGTAGCCATAGAGAAGCCAAAGGAGGAAAAAAAATACTACAAAACTCCTGAAATAGTCATAGACCTTCCGCAATATGGTACAGAAGACCCCTTGGAGAACTACCAGTTTCCGAAAGAGGTGGAGGATCCAAGCCTTTATAGAAAGGATATATTGGAGTATGGGGTATTTCAGCATGCAAATCGTATCTATTGTAGTACAGATAAGGGGAATGCTTTCTATGATATTTCCAACTTCTCCATAGAAATCATACAGCACATGCAGGACGAGCAGTACCCGATGAAGCTGATCCGTATCTGTAATGTACATGGGGTGGAAAAGATTTTTGACGTATTGTCGGAAAAGATAAACACCCTTAACTCGTTCAAGAATGTGGTGACCTCGTATGGTAACTTCTCGTTTTCGGGGTCGGCGGCGCAGCATGAACGCCTGTTGCGGTACCTCTTTGACCGTATGGGTACGGGGCGCAAGATAGACGTATTAGGCTGGCAAGCAGAGGGCTTTTGGGTGTGGAATAACAAAATCGTTATCCCAGGATTGCGGGAAGAGGCGATCAACTCGGAGGGGCTTTTTAAGTATCAGCATGACAGCTACTACATTCCTTCGGCTAACAAGAACTTTGAAAAAAACATGTACAAGTATGGGGCGCAGAAGAAGTTTAGGAGTATTCCCACAGAGGTGAGTTTGCCGCAATACCTCAAGCAGTTGTATAAGGTACATAGGGGGCATGCCATTACGGGGATTCTCTTTGGTATTGGTTCGCTGTTTCAGGATATCGTGGTGAGTTGTACGGGATTCTTTCCTATCCTCTTTTACTTTGGCCCTGCTTCAACGGGTAAGGATAATATTTGCGAGGCGATCCAATCCTTTGTGGGGCAGCCACAGACGGCCATACAGTTGGAGGGTTCGGCCTCCACTATAAAGGCGCAGATACGAGAGTTTGCCCAGTTCAGCAATGGGATTTCGCAACTTTCGGAGTACAAGCGGGGCAATCCGCAAGTGGACGGGATCATCAAAGGTTTGTGGGATAGGCGCGGATACAAGCGCGGGAGTATAGAGAGTAAGGTTGCGGTGGATGAAGTGCCGATTATCTCCTCCACGCTGCTTACTGGGAATGACAGCCCCGATGCAGAGGCACTTATTACCCGCCTTATCTGGGAGGAGATGAAGACACAAGAGTTTAGCGATGAGGCAAAGGCTTCCTACAACAAGCTCAAGGATATGTGCAGGCGGGGGGTGTCGGGGATCTCGGACTGGCTGCTGCATAAGCGGGCTGTATTCCAAGAGCATTTTTTAGAAGTGTACCGAGAAAAAAAGCGGCTGCTAAGTGAGCGGGAGGCGATTAAGGGGGTGCCTGTGCGAATGATAGATAACCTTGCGGTGCTGTATGCTGTGTATGGGATCTTCGAGCGGGAGGGGATATTCCCTTTTTGGCAGGAGGATATGGAACGGCACTTTGATTCCCTTATAGAGAACCAAAGGCGTAAGATAGAGAGCGATTCGGTATATCAGCGGTTTTGGGATTGCTTTATGGTCTGCATGCGCCTCACGCAAGGGGAGCGCCTGCAAGTGGATACGAACCTACGGGCTGAGGGCGGGAGTATATACTTTAACTTCAGTACTGTATATAGTATCGTACAGCGCCAATGGTTTGTCCAGTACCGAGAGCAGGCACCTGGCAAAAGTGAGATGCGCCGACAGCTCAGGGAGGACAGCAGCTATATGGGTGAGGAGAAGAGTATTCGTATTAACACCAACATCAACAGCCCTACCAGTGCTATGAAGATAGACATTGGCAAGTTACGTATTCGTGAGGAGCTATTGGCAGAGATAGAGGTGCAGACGATGCGTTTGTTCCCGACACAGATGTCGGGAGCAAAAGAGAGTGAAGAGACTATATTTTAAAAACTAAAGCGATGATAAAGTATCATGTATTCGACAGTATGCGAGATCTATTGCCTATATGGGCATATCTGAAGAAAAGCTACACCTATGTGGTGGGCTTGTATCGCGAAGGTTCTCTTATAGGCTGTCATGTGGATTCTCCAAGGAATCCTGTAGGATTAGAGCAATTGGTAAAAAGTGTCTTTGATATATTTCCTCCACGATTGGAGGATATACAGGACTATGTGAAGAAACATGCTACCCGTATAGAATACAGCTACGAGGATTCGGTAACAGGGTATGATGAAGAAGAACGCCCCATTAAGAATGTAAGGATAAAGGGTAAGAGCGAAGAGCTACCACTAACAGATGAAGAGTAACCAGTGATAAATAAAAAGATATGGATATGGAAATAAAACTATTACTACCAAAGTATCTACTGAAATACATGCGCAAGATGTATGGAGAACCGTATCAGATCAAGAGCGATAATGATGTAGGCTTGTATCTCTTGCATATCTTGGAGCGCAAGAGTATGGCCTCAGAGTACAAGTATCACCCCCGTAGTGGAGAGCTACATGCTTATCGGATCGCGGTGAATGCTTCTCAGTATGAGAAGAAGGGGTGCATTCTCTCTCAGGAGAAAATAGGATTAGTGCTCAAGTATATAGACCAACACTTCCGGAGAGAACTGTACACACAAGCAGTGGTGAACTATCATCAGTTTCAGATCCCGTACAAAGACACCATCCTAAAGCGCTTGGAGATGTACGATATAGAGGAAAGCGACCTGATGTATGAGACCCTTCGCAAAGACTTTAACCGAAAAAAGGGAAGTATAGAGGAGAGACTAATTAAGAGTAACTAATGACGAGTGACAAGTGAAAAAAAAATTAAAAATATGAGAAATAAAATACTTGCAATTATTCAACTAATAGCTATTAGCATATTGTGGATTATGTTTGTTTTTGGAGTCTGCTTTTTTATAGGCTGGACTACTGATATAGCCACATTAGGTTGGGGCGGAAGAATGCTTATCGTATGTCTGATTTTATCAGGAATTACATATACAGTGTCAGAATTTAAAGAAAGAAAAAAGAAATGAAAACAGTATTTAAAGTAGGAATGGACGTTTGGGATAAAACAATATCGCCAGACAAAGGGAAAGTAATAGAGGTTTTAAAGGATACAAAGTTTGACTTTCCTATTAAGGTTGAATTTAATGATGGTTTAAAAATTCAATACACTAACGAAGGTTGCTTTGTAAAAAGCAAAGGAGCAATCAATACATTGTCCACTGCGGATTATTCTATAGATCTTGAAGGCTTTGAACAAAAAGGCCCTGCGCCGACTTTTGAGAAAGCGGAAAAAAAATTGAAGTATGATAGGGACAAATATGCTTATTTTAATTTGGAAGGTATAAATATACTTTATCCTAAGAGTATTAGTCCAGAAGTGTTTGAAGCTCTTAGACAATTAATTATTCTTAGAGACTACTACAATGAGGGGTGGCAGCCTGATTGGGAAGATGATAAGAATAAATTTTGTATCTCGGTAGAGAAAGGGAAACCTTGTTTGGAAATATGGCTCAATACCAGTAGAGTGCTTGCTTTTAAATCACATGAAATAGCCTACAATTTTCTCGAAGAGCAGAAGGAATTATTGGAGAAAGCCCAACCTTTATTGTAATAGAATTAAACTTGTGAAGCTATGAAAATATACATATCAGGAAAGATAACAGACACGGATATTGAGCAGACACGGGAGAAGTTCCACGAGGCATGTCAGTACTTGATTGCGATGGGGCAAACTCCTGTTTCTCCTCTTGAGAATGGGCTGCCCATTGATAACCCTTGGGAACAGCACATGCTCAGAGATATAGAACTCCTCATGGGGTGTGGGGGTATATTCCTCCTCCCTGACTGGAAGGAAAGCCGCGGGGCTCGTATCGAGCATGCTATCGCTAAGGAATTAGGATTACTGATTCTATCCATGTCATAACTAAACAATAATAGGAAGGAGGTAAAAATCATGAATAACAATCCACATCCACTAAGTAGGCAATTGGGGGAAGAGCTTTCTCAATGGCTCGTTGAGGTAGCTGAAAAGATCTCCGCAGAGAAGAATTTTCAAAAAAGGCTATCAAGATTCCCAAAAGAGATAAAAAAAGCTAAGCTCTTAGATTCAGATGATCAGGAGTTTTTAGAAGAGATTTTTGATTACATGCTGGATCTATCCTTTATTGTGAAAGAGAATAAAGAGGAGTTAGCGGATATCTATGAGGCTTACAATGGATTGTAAGCGGTTACCTGCTTAAAGCGTCCTTTCCTGAATGGGAAAGGGCGCTTATCTTTGCCTATAATCTAAAAAAAATGAGTTACGAATTGTGTAATATAGGGGAGGATTTCACACGCGAGATCCGCCATGTGCTGCTCTTTGACGCGGCGAGTTTTACCTTTAACCAGAATCTAAGGGCGCTCACCCCCGATCCGAACGCTGCCCTTGTAAAACTCCGAGTGGCTCACCCCAGCGGCTACAGCCGTAAGATAAGCCTCAAGGAACAAAATCATAATGACTACTTCGATATGAAAGTTACCTTTCCTGTGTATGAGCTGAGCAAGGAGGTGCGGCTGAAGCTGATATCCATGCACAAAAAGCGCAAGTATGTGGTGGCATTGGTATCGGCTCAGGAGATGCTCGTGGTGGGTAACCATAGGGAACCCTTTAGCCTTACTATAGATGACAACATCGTGGATAACGGTACGGGGAAGGATCTCTTTACCATTAGTCTAACGGGGCAAACGATCATCTTCCCTACTCTGGGGAAAATAACCGAGAAATTCCGAGTATTATTGTTCTTGCCACCAACCAATTAAGAAATGAGGGAATTAATCATTGTTGGCATTAATCATTATAAAAGCTGTCCTTTGGGGTGTGTAAGGGGTATATTACCTTTGCCGTAAATAAATACTAACCACAAATCTCTAACAACTAAAGAAATGATCCTATCAATAGAAAAAGAATACCTATTCTCCATCATTCCTGCGCTTGTAAAGGGTTTTAAGGACAATACTTTTGCGGCTTCTGAGAAGCTGGAGGAGGATTATGAGGCTAAGCTGGAGGTACAGGCGCGTAGTGGGAGTGCCAGCGGGCGGGATACTTTCCCCGTGGTAGTGGATATATACGGGGCAATCGTCAAGCATACGTCCTATGACTATATAGGTACTCAGAGCTATGGGCGCTACCTTCGGCAGTTGGACGCACACCCAAGTGTATCGGCTATCATATTAGACATAAACAGCGGCGGGGGTATGGTCTCAGGCACGGCAGAGCTTGCCCACATCATCAGGGGGATAGAAAAGCCCATCGTAGCCTATACCAATGGGTATATGTGTAGTGCGGCTTATTGGATTGCAGCAGCCTGCGATAAGGTAGTGAGCAGCCCCTTTGCCGATGCCATAGGGAGCATTGGCACCATGCTACATACGCAAGACTACTCGCAGATGTTCGAGAAGTGGGGTGCCAAGATCTATGAAGTGTATGCCCCTGAGAGCAGCGAGAAGAACAAGCTATGGCGGGACTTGGTGGCAGGAGATGACACCTTGGCCAAGGAGCGCCTCAGCGAGCTGGCTAAGGGCTTTATTAGCTCCGTGCAGGGGTACCGAGCAGACATCAAGGACGACGGGCGCATGTTCAAGGGGGCTGTATATACCCCTAAGGGCGCACTGGAGGTCGGCCTTGTAGATGAAATAATGAGTTTGGAAACTTTAATAAACGAGATATGAAATACGTATTGTTATCGGCGCTCTTGGGGAGTGCCTTAGAGGAAAAAAAGCCGCTCTTTGGGGGTGAGGCCTATGTAAGCCTTACCGCTTCGCAGCTGGCCAAGGTGGAGGCAGCCCTTGCAGAGAAGAAAGAAGCTGCGACTGCGGAGCAAGTGGTCGCCCTTGAGCAAGAGATTGCCACGCTGAAGGCTGAAAAAGAAAAAGTCGCCACAGAAGGCAAGGCGCTGAGTGAAGCCCTTGGCGAGGCGATGGCGCTTAACAGCTTAAAGAGTAATGGGGACGCGATTGCTGACATTGCTGCCCTTGGGAAGACTTGCAAGGAGTACGGGGAGAAACGCCCAGTACATACCCAGCCAAGTAATGACGGGCGCGAACAGCAGAGCGGGGACGAAGTAGTGCATATGGAAGATTTGCACAATCAGTTGTAAGAATTTAGAATAATAATTTAAAAGTAAGAATATGCCAGATTTTATAGACATAGACCAAATCAAAAATGAGTTGGTTCGTTATGGAAGGAAGAACCCTTTTGAGATACAAGCGGCGATTCTCTCAAAAGATATCCTGCTGAACCGATATGCTAAGACCTTATCAAAGGTCAAAGGAGAGTATAATATTCCTTATGTGCTAATGGATAATGTAGTGCAAGCCTTTTCGGATACTTGGACTCCATATGGTAAGGTTTCTTTTGGGAAGAAACTACTTAAAAACTTCCAACAAAAGATGAACTTCCCAATCAATCCTTACAAGGTATATAATAGCTGGGTAGAGGAGCTGTACGAAGAGGAGAAGAAACCCAATGAGATGCCTATCAGCAAGTACATTATGGGTTTGGTACAAGAAAAGATCATCTCAGACTTGAATGTGGTTTCGGTTATAGGGAAGTATGATCCTGCACAGGTGGGGAACACTACTCCAGACTACACCAAGACCATGGACGGGCTCAATGAGGTAGTCACCAGAGCGGTGGCGGACACAGAAAATCCCGTTTTCTTGATCCCCGTGGATTCCTCCGCTACTATAGTGGATAGGGTAACGAAGTTTGAAAAAGGGTTGCCTGACCAAGGGAAAGTAAGCACTATCTTCCTCTCCTTAGAAGAGTTCAACGACTATGTAGAGGCACGTGAGACCCCAGCCAACCAGTACATAGACTTCAAGGATCCACAGCGCGGGAAGACGAAGTTTGGCCGTACCATAGTGGGCGTGCCAGGACTGAAGAAAGGGCGAATCATAGCGTGGTACGATGGGAACTTCTTCCGCTTGTACGATCGCAAAGACAATCCAGCGCGCTTGGACGATGTGCAAGTGCAGGACTATGTAGTGAAGCTCTTCTCTCAGTGGCACTTGGGCTACGATTTTGCGGTGAATCAGTACCTATTCGTAGAGACTGCCGATGCCAGCAAGCACAGAGGATTGAACAATGATTCGCAGAACAAGCTGTTCTATCCAAACCTATTTTTATAATTAAATAGATAATATATGGCAAAAGATAATGATAACAGAGAACTGACCCTTGAGGAGCGCGAGGCGCTCCTTAAGGATCGCTCCTCGGAGCTGAGTGCTCGTGAAGCGGCCGCAGATAGCAAGGAATCGGATCTGAACGACCTTGCCGTGGAGCTTGACCAAAGGGAAAAAGCCCTTAACCAAAGAGAGCAAGCCCTTGACGAAAGGGAAAAAGCGCTTAACGAAAGAGAACAAGCCCTTGATGAAAGGGAAAAAGCGCTTACAAAGTTAGAAGCTACTTTGGAGGCTGCGGGAGGCAAAAGGGTATTGCAGGTAGAGGAAAAGAGAGCGGGACATGCCTTTTCTTTTCGTGGAAAGCAGTACCAGTTTGCGGACGATGCGCCCTTGCAGATCTTATTCGGTGGGGAGCACTACACTCAGGAAGAGTTGGCCGCAGATGAGGAAGCACTCGTGCAGCTCATAGGCGGGGGAAGCGCTCTTATTGTAAAGAGTGAAGAGTAAAAAACGAATAAACTTAAAAGATAAAAGAAATGGCTACAAATTGTTTTGATAATGCTCCTTTTGAGAGCTTGGACAGCTGTCCAAACGACGAGGTGAGCGGGGGTATCAGTACGCGTGTGCTGTATGCGCCTACGGCCTTCCTCGACAAATGTGTGCTCCCTCCTAATACGGGGGAGCTGGGCAAGGCTAACACCATAGAGGAAGGAAACCTAACCCTTGTCACTGGGAAGACATGGAAGGGGATAGACCTACAGATCAACGAGAACGAACTAAAGATGAGCCTTGTGGGCAACGCGGGGAACAAGAAGGCAAAGACAGACCTTGAGGCTAAGATTCCACGCTTTTCGGACAAGGTGCTCGACTTTATCGGGCGTTACAAAAACGTGCCTATGACCTTTATTGTGCCTGATGCTGTAGGTACTTTGTGGGTAGTGGGGACAAAGATTAACCCTGCCTTTATGGATTCTGCTGATGCTACTACAGGCAAGAAAGCCGAAGACGATTCAGGGGTAACACTGAAGATCACCACCAACTCCAAGTTGTACAAGTATGCGGGTAGCATTGCTGAGGCATAATTATTAATGATTAACGATTAATGCTCAATGATTAATGGCAAAGGATCAAGTAAATAAGAACATGGCGACTACTTCCCCCTTAGAACAGGGGGAGGTTAAGCGCCTAAAGCCTAATCTGGAAGAGTGCTTCGAGGTGCTGCTCCCTGGAGGGCGTGTATACTACACTGGGGAGAAGGAAGTACAAGCAGGGTTACAGATCGTAGACCTCTCGCGGGTGCCGTACAATGCCTTGGTACTATACATCACGGGGTTTAAGTACTTGGCGCTGAAAGAGGGGGCTGTGGCGCTCTTCTCGGAGCTGGGCGCAGCGACCCTTGAGAAGCTCATCGCCCAGAAGCGGGAGCACTACCCTAAGGATGTGCCTTACTTGGAGCGGGCGCTGCAAAGAAAACGACAAGTGACAAGTGAAGAGTGAAAAGTGAAAAGTGAAGAGTGACTAATGACTAACAACTAACCACTAACAACTAACAACTGACATTATGGATTATAAAGCTCAATATAGGGAATTGGTTAATGAGTTGGAACGCCTTGGAGGAGATCTTCGAGGCGTTCCTCGCTACTATTCCTTATCAGCAGAGGCAAAGGTAAGGCGACTTATCAAAGAGCGATCCGCCCAGCCCACTTGTGCGCCTGAGTCACAATCCACCTCCACAAGTGGGGTGACTCCACAGAGCGGAGAGCCCCCACAAAAAAGCGGGGAGCCAGCAAAAAAGGCGGATTTTATTGCCGATTATCCTGTGGCGCTGCATGGGGTGTATAGGGCTAAGCAAGAGGCGTGGCTCCGTGCCTGTTCGCTGAAACTTACACTGAATGCCGTACCTATGGAGGACGAAGGCAAAGCATGCGAGATACAGCGGCAGCTATGGCAGCTCTTCGAGACGATGGACAATTGTGATGTGATGCTGCAATATTGGCGTGATCATAAGAAGATCCTTGAGCCAGTCCAAGAGGATTACAGCCTCCTTACCCCTATGGAGCTCGTACAGCGCCGCAACACATTGCGCAGTAATATCGTATCACGAGAAAAGAGCTTGGCCAAGTGGGAAGAACAAGCAAAGAGTGAAGAGGGCATGACTGTGAGGAGCTTATGGGTGCTCAATGAGAAGATCGCCAGAAAGCGCGAGGAAGTGGAACAAATGAAACTACAAGTGAAGGAGATAGAGAAGTTAATGACTAATGACTAATTTTCAAAAGTTGTCCTTTAGCCGCAGGATGGAGTGCAGTACCTTTGTCTCATTATTTAAAACCATTTCCTATGATGAACGTAATGAATACCACTACCTCTCTTGCCTCATGTGCTGAAGTGCACATAGGAAAAAATGTAGACAAAGCCAAGACCAACGAGAAAGCACAAGGATACCCGCTGATCGTGGGCGCTTCGGATATACAAAAGGGGCGTATCGTATGTAAGCGGTATGTGGAAATAGAAAAAGTAAAAAACCCTGTATTTGCCCAAAAGGGCGATATTATCCTAAGTGTGGTGGGCACCTTGGGTAAGATAGGGGTAATGACCATAGAAAAAGCGGTATTGTCCGCCCATGTGGTGGCGATTCGCCCGAAAGAGGGGGTTAGTATGCCTTACCTTGCGGGGATCTTGGGGCGTATGGTCTTGGACATTCCTATTCCGGATGAGTTTGCCACAGGCTTTTCTAAGAAATTGGATATAGAAGCACTCAAGCAGCTGCACTTTACCTTGCCCAACCTTATCGTACAGGAATACCTACTGGCGCAAATGGCTTCTATTTGCTCCCTTACTATGGCATTACATGCCGATACGGAGACTATACAGGATACAGATAAGCTCATAGACTACTTAGTGGAGCAGCATTCCAGCACCCGAGAACATTTTCGCAGTACAATAGACGCTCTGGGGCAACTGGTTTCGGCGATTTCCACATGGAAATCGGACGAAGTGACGGACTACTTTAAAGAACACTTTTCAGGTATTTTAGATCGCGTAAAAAAGATATAATGAAAATAGAGAAAGACATCATTTCTATTTTGGCACAATGCCAAGTGGAAGGGAATACCCTTCGGATCACACAGCAGCTGGATCGCAAAACGTATGCGCAGCTGAACAAAGTACTTACAGCCCTTGGTGGGAAGTGGAAAGCAGCGAAGAAAGTGCATGAATTTGCCGAGGATGTGGAGGCACTCCTCGAAGAGGTTATCACCACGGGGGAGTATAGCTGTATCAAGAAAGATTTTCAGTTCTTCCCTACGCCGCCCGATTTGGCAGCTGAGGTGGTTGCCATGGCAGGTATTCGCCCTGGTGAGCAATGCTTAGAACCCAGCGCAGGTACGGGCAACATAGCAGCGCTTATGCCTGATTGTGACTGTATTGAACTCAACGAGAAGAACCGCAAGATTCTTCAGGAGAAAGGGCTCAGGATCGTAGCGGAGGACTTTATGAGTTTCGAGCCTCAGAAGGAGTATGATGTAATCGTGATGAATCCGCCCTTTAGCAAGGGGCAGGACGTTGCCCACATCACCAAGGCTATAGGAATAGCCAAGCGCTGTGTGATTGCCATATCCTCTGCCTCGGTGCTTTTCAGAACAGACAGCCGCACTCAGGCTTTTAGGGAGTTGGTGGCACAATATGGGGGCAGCATAGAGGAACTCCCCGCCGAGAGTTTCAAGGAAAGTGGCACCATGGTCAATACAGCACTGATTAAAGTATTTAAGCAGTAGCACGGGAAAAATTTCCAAAATTGTCCCACACTTTGCCCCCGCGTGTATTGTCTATTTAGACAATATACCTATGAAAACACTTGTAACCGCTTATCATTTAGCTACTTAAAAAATATTTATTTTTTTAAACAAAAACATTTGGTAGTTTCAAAAAAAGCCGTACCTTTGCAACGTCGAAACAAGAGCAACACTTGTTTAAAGTTGCAAAATATTATTATAAACCTATATCCGTGAAGGTGTCGTATAGCCGTAATGCTATACATCAAAAGCGTAAGCTCTTGTTTCGACAACGCCCACTCACGGATTTTTTTTATTTTATATACTATGTCGAAACAAGTAGAAACCACAGAGACAATGCTTCCGACTGCGGAGGCGTTGTATCCCCAAAAACCAGAGACACCCCGCTCCAAGGGGTTATTGGAAGACCTCTACGAGGAGGTGGCCAAGGAGTATTTTCAAGAAATTCTTCAGGAAGCTCGCGGAGAATGTGTGATCAAGGTAGGTTCCAAGAAGAACAGCTATACCGGAAAGATTACCGATGAATGGCGTATCTGTGCGCTCCATCAGGAGGGCAAGGGAAAAACTTTTGCCACAGCTGTACTCTCGCTCTATGGGGCTATCATTTATGCTAAAGTAAAGGAAGGAGGTGTGCTATGAAAGGAAACACACTACCACGCCCGCTGAATGAAGTACTCGGGAGAAAGCTCGCCTATTGGATCGCCGAGATAAATGGCAGGTTAGACCACGAGGATGATTTTCAGGAAAAACTCTTGCAGTTCCCTAAGCTATTGGAGGACTCAACTTTTTTTGACAAGGAAGAGGAAGCATTTATCAAAGATATGTTTCTGCACATGCTCTCGCTGACCTTTATCGTGCAGCGGCACAGGGAGGAAATAGAGTTATTCTACGAGGAATACAACAATTTAGGCTGTTAATAAGAAAGCGTATGGAAGATTACACAGAAGAGATTCGGGAGCTGATAGGGAGGTATTACAGCCCTATAGCGACCACCGATAGCTGGATATGTACTTATAAGAGTACCCTTGAGCTGCTGGCTATGGTAGTGGGGGTGATCCCCACTACCCCAGTAAGCGAACACGATATCTACGAGCTGATGAAAGAAATAGGTTTTGCCATAGAACTGGTGGAGCAGGAACAAGGAGAAGCCTTCTTGTGGAAGCTGTATAAGAAGAGTGAAAAGTAACAAGTGAATAACAAAAATTAAAAGCAATGGAAACAAAAGTAACAGACATAGAATTGCGTAAAAAGCAATTAATAGCCGAGGAAAAGGAGTATTGGATGGTTGTCGGCGGGCTTGGAGTGCTCATAGGCCTTGTGGCAGGCTTGGTGCTATGGATAGCGGGGGTAGTGCCTTGGTGGGGTGCCTCGCTGATCCTTGTGGCCACAGTGGCATATTCCTCCTATACGGATGTGATCGGAAAGCGTTCGGGCGATCGCATACAAGCCATACAGGACGAGGCAGGCTTTGCCGCTCTCAAGCAGCGAGATCAGGAACGGGAGCGAATAAGGAAAGGGGCTTTTTGGCTTATTTTTGCAGGAATGTTTGCCCTTGGGCTATACCTATTTAGTCAGTATACCGATGCAGCGCTGGGTATGATTATTGTATTTACATACTTTGGCGTATGCTTCCTTATCGCGAGGTACTTATGGCGAAAACTTTTATAGTGACCAGTGACAAGTGAAAGAGTCCTTTCCTGAATGGAAAGGGCTCTTTATTTTTGCAGTGGTCAGAAGTCAGAGGACAGAGGCTGACAACTGACCACTAATAACTAACACCTATAAAAAATGGCAAAGAGAGTAACGACGGATTTGGTCATCACGATCAATGGAAAGCAAGTATCGGACAGTTTCACGGGGATTTCCAAAGCTGTAAAGGATCTGGAAAGAGACCTAAAAAAACTCACGCCTGGCACGGAAGAATTTAACAATAAAGCAGCAGAGCTAAAAGAGGCTAAGGCACATTTGGAGCGTATAAAGAGCGAGATTCAACAAGCTACAGCGGCGCTTGATCAGGTGACAGGGAGTGCCGAACGAGCTGGCTCCGCCCTTGAGGCGGCGGGGCGCAAGAGTGAGGGCTTTTGGTTGGGAATAAAGCAGATAGTTACAGGGAACCTGCTTACAAGTTTTCTGGGGACGCTTGCAGGCACGGCTAAGGATTCGGTGGGGGAGCTGTTGGAAATCTCCGATGCGATGACGGGGGTCGAAAAAACCTCAGGGCTTGCCGCTGAGAAAGTACGCGAACTGTGGAATGACTTCGACGAGCTGGACACCCGTACAGGAAAAAAGGAGCTGCTGGATATAGCCCAGATCGGAGGACGCTTGGGGATTACAGACAAGGAGCAGCTCAGGGAATTTACCGAGGAAATAGATAAGATCTACGTTGCCCTGGGGGATTCCTTCCAAGGAGGATTGGAAGCGGTAACCACCAAGGTAGGCAAGCTCAAGAACCTATTCGAAGAAACAAAAAATCAGAACTACGGGGAAGCGCTGAACGCCATAGGCTCGGCGCTGAACGAGCTGGGCGCCAATGGTACGGCCAGCGAAGAGAATATATCCGATTTTGCTACCCGTATAGGACAATTACCCGATGCGCTCAAGCCAACGATCGCGCAGACCTTGGGCTTAGGGGCGGCATTCGAAGAATCAGGAATCGACGCGGAGATCGCCTCCAGTGGATATTCGCGCTTTATGAGCGTAGCGGGTACCAATGTGGAAGCGTTTGCCAAGCAAATGCGGATGTCGGCAGAGGAAGCCAGGGCGCTCTTTGAGACCAAGCCCGAGGAGTTCTTCTTGCGATTCGCCCAAGCCATGAAGGGGTTAGGCGCGGAGGGTACAGCGGAGGTACTCAAGGGCTTAAAGCTGAACACACTGGAAGTACAGAAAGCCATAGGGGCAGCAGGCGCCAATGCGGATCGCTTTCGGGAGATGATGAGCTTGGCAGGGGAAGCGATGGAAGAGGGTACCTCCATACAAGAGGAGTTCAACAAGGTCAATAACAACACCGCAGCCATCTGGGAGAAGATCAAGAAGGTATGGAAGGAAACCTTTACCAGCACTTGGATACAAAGTTTTTTCTCCTATATTATCCAAGCACTGGGCTGGCTTACTGGGGTTACGAGCAAGGCAGGCGATGGAGTGAAGGTATTCAGGGAGCGCATTGCCTTTTTGCTGAAGACCTTAGGAGTCTGTATTGCTGCCGTGGTAAGCTATAAGACAGCAGTGAGCTTGGCCACAATGGCAACCAAAGAAGCATGGCAGCAGTCGCTACTCTATAATGCAGCCCTGAAGGTCAAGACGGCGCTTATGCAAGCAGGAAAAGGAGCGGCACTGCTTCTTTCGGCAGTTATACAAGCTCTTTCCTTGAACTTTAAAAAGGCAGGAGAATCCATGCAGGCCTTTAACGCTATTACGAAAGCCAATCCTTGGGGATTGGTTGCGGCAGCGATAGGGACTGTAGTGACATATATGGTATTATTCAATAGAGAGCAGAAGCAGGCGCTTACAGGACAGAAGTTACACAATGATGCGATAAAGGAAGCTAATGTACAAACTGCGGTGGAGGTGAATCACTTACAGCAGCTATTGGCTGTTGCCAAAGATGTACAGAAGCCATACGAGGAGCGCCGTAGGGCTGTGGCGGAGCTAAACCGATTGGTTCCTGAATACAACGGCAACCTTACAGTAGAGACAGCGCAAACAGAGGAGGCTAAAAAGGCTTTGGATAGGTATGTGGAGAGCCTAAGGGCTGCGGCCAGAGAGAAGTACCTCAAAGCGATTGTGGATCAGAAAGCCGAAGCGCTGGCCAAGGCGGAATATTCGAGCCTTGAGGAGAATATCTCGTGGTATCAGAAGGCATGGAATAGCGTCAAAAGTATGGGGAATATGACTATGGCTGCCCAGAACAATATCGTTAGTTCCTTGGAAAATCGCAGCAAACGTATCAAAAATGCCGAGCAAGAACTCAAGACTGCCACAGAGCAACTGATGAAGGAGCAGGCTAAGAAAGTAGAGGGCTCCACAGCGAGCACAGATACCCCCGATACGCCGATAATAGGAAGCAGCGGAGACAAAGAGGGCAAGGGCAAGGCAGCCAAGGCAAAAGACTATACCCAAGAGTATGAGGCGGCCAAGCGTGCCCGCTTACAGGCAGAGCAGGAGCTACAGAAGGAGATAGCCCAAGGGCTGGAGGAAAGCCTCGATAAGCAGTTGGCCACCACGGAGCAGAAATACAATGAGAAGAAGTTCAAGCTACAACAAGAAAACGCCACTCTGGAACAGGAAATCAGCACCCTTGCGGCGGAAAAGAGCAACGATCCCAATCGGGAGAAAGCCATAGCCGAAAAGCGTAAGCTGATGGAGCTCAACAAACAAATAGAGGTAGCCTATGAGCAGCAGAAGGAGCAGGAACTCGCACAAGTCAGGGAGAAATACCACGCCAAGGAAGCTGAGCGCAGGGTCAAGCAACGAAACCGAGAAATAGAAGCCCTTCGCCGCCAGAAATCCGAGGAAATCATAGAGATACAGAGCTTGGAGGAAGCTAAAAAGCAACTGAGAGAAAACCTATCAGCGGGGGAACTCTCACAGATTAAGACACTTGAGGACGCTAAAAAAGCCCTAAGAGCACAAGCCGAGAAAGAGCTGTTGGCACTGAGCCTGAAAAACTTTGAGGAGCAGAAACAGATCCTTATGGGCTACCTATCCACCCTTACAGGGGAAGCCAAGGAGAAACTGGTCGAGGACATCACCCAGATAGAGGATAAGATAGTCCAAATCAAAGAGAAGCTGGACAACATCAAGAACAACAAGGACACTAAAGAAAAGAATGCCGCAGACAAGGAGCTGGAGAAGGTGGATGTATTGGGATTCTCGGCCAAGGACTGGAAGGATACCTTTTCCAACCTTGATGAGATGAGCAACCGCTTTAAGGCTGTGGATATGGCTGTAGGAGCGATGAATAATGCATTTAACATGTTCTCCCAACTCCAACAGGGGCTCAACCAAAAGGAAATGGCCACCTTTACCAAGAATCAGGAACAGAAGAAAAAAGCCCTACTCAACCAGCTCAACCAAGGGTATATCTCACAGGCGCAATACCAAAAGGAGCTACAGCGCTTGGACGAGGAAGCCGATGCCAAGAAGAAAGAACTTAGTGTAAAGCAGTTCAAAGCCCAAAAGGCAATGAATATGATGAATATTATAGCCAATACGGCTGTAGGTATTATGAGAGCTTACGAACAAGGCCCTATCGTGGGGAGTGTCTTTGCTGCAATTATAGGGGCTTTAGGGGCTGTACAATTGGGGGTTGTAGCCTCTCAGCAGGCGCCAAGCTATGCCAAGGGAGGATATACCAAGGGCTTAGGATTTAAGGACGAAAGCGGGCAGGAGGTAGCCGGAATTGTACACGGGGAGGAGTATGTGGTACCCCAGTGGCTCAAGAAAGATCCCGAAGTGGCGCAAGTGGTGGAATGGCTCGAAGCCAAGCGCTTGGGGCAGTCCCCCCAGGGCTATGAAGCAGGAGGCGAGGTGAAGAACACTAAGCAGGATACCCCTACAAGTGAGAACAGCGTCCCTGCCGTAGGAGTGCCTACTGGACTTACCGAGGTGCTCTCAAGGCTCAGCACTACCATGGAGAAGATCCAAGGGGAAGGGATAGAAGCCTATATCGTAGCCGATGCTAAGGCAGGAAAGGAACTCCGAAGAGCGATCAAGGAGTACGAAGCACTGCGAGAGCGAAACAAGAGATAGTGATTACTAAGGGTTTAAAAAAGTCCTTTCCTATATGGAAGGGGCTTTTTATTTTTGCCTTAGATAGAAATTAAAAGGTATTGATTCAATGGAAAAAATCTTTGTAACCTTGTGGATCCTCTTTGGTATCTACATCTTAGTCTTAGTAATGATTATGGCCGACCTATGGAGTGGCCTGCGCAAAGCCAAGAACAACGGAGAGATGCGCACCTCGTATGGCTACAAGCGTACCGTAGGGAAGCTCGCCCAATACTACAATGTGCTAATCGCCCTCACGATAGTAGATAGTATGCAGATGAGTGCTGTGTGGTACTTTGAGCAATATTACGGGAATCAGCTGTGGTTCTTTCCCTTTATGACCCTTGGGGGTGCCTTTTTGCTCTGCCTGATAGAGATAAAGAGTATCTATGAGAAGGCCGAGGATAAGGTACGCTTGGACAAAGCCGGACAAGTGATGGGCAAGATCATCCTTAACCGAGGGGATGTAGAGGAAATAGCTTCTTCCATCAAGGAATATCTTAATGAAAATGATAAAACACCCATAAAAAACGAATAACCATGCCAACACCTAAGTATAAAGTAAGGCCTGACACAGGCGAATTGCAGGAATACCTCTTTGAGTACAACGGGATTTTAGCACTGAAAAACTTCGTAGCACGTGTGGACGGAGAGCGCCTGATCCTACACAGCGCGGAGGATATGAACTTCTCTATCTTGGACGCCTTGGTCAGTGAAGTAGAGATCAATGGAGTTGTATATGACAATGCCGATGCTGCCCAGCAGGCACTACAGCGCTTAACCTTCAATACCAACAGACCCGTAATCATGACCCAGCGCGAGCGAGAACTACTCTTGGGAGCGCTCCAAAGCGGCAACTATGTAGGTACAGCGGCGGATCTGAAATCACTCATTGACGGCAAGGTAGATAAGGAAGCAGGGAAAGGGCTATCCACGAATGACTTTACCAATGCCTACAAGCAGAAGCTGGACACCCTCGAAGATTACGATATAGAGCTGGACGAGAATACCACAGAGTTACGATTCAAGAAAGGGAGTAATGTAGTAAGGCGTATCTCCCTAATGTTCTTGGACGACGAGGGGACGAAGTTGGTATACAACAAGCCTGAGAAGACCTTAGAGTTAAGGGATAAGCGCAATAACCTCCTCACCAGTATCCCCGTGAGCCACTTCGTCAGCAATATTCCTGATGGGATCGTGGTGCAGAATGGAAAGATTAAGCTCATGGCCGGGAATAATGTTATTTTCGAGAATGCTTTTTCCTACAATGACTTAGCAGATAAGCCATCATTGGATTTTATCCCTACCTCTTGGAACAATAGAGGAGGAAAAGAAGTTATTAAGACGCAAATAGATGACTGGTTGCGTATCAATGAGAACGGCAGCCATCCCAACGGTACTTATTTCGGCGCGTATCGCATCCGTACAGATAAGGGAATACAGGTAGGAGAAGGTGGAAACAAATTCCATGTGAGTGATGAAGGAAATATTGACATTAAAAATAAAACAAAAATCGTTGTAAGAGATAATGGGAATATTGCCTTTGGAAACATGGATTTCAACGATTTGGTTTATGGAGAATTCAAAGGTATAAAGATTTGGGGTCATGATAGTGATGATAAGGTAATTTTAGCTGGTGGTGGAGTTAAAAATATAAACGAGATAGCTCCTTCTTATAAGACTATTACAGACGCTCACAAATTCCTTGATAAGGATGGAGCTATTCACTTTGGCTCAGGTAATAGTATAGATAATGCTCCAAGCGCTCATTTTTATGAAATGGTGGGCTTTACCCATAGCTCTAAGAATTGGGGATTTATCATTGCAAAAAACTTAGATGTCAATGATAGGAAAATATATGTAAAACAGGTTATTACTGGCAGCTATACAGGTTGGTTTGAATTGAATGGGAATAGTGAGAATATATCCGCCCGTACCTATATAGAGTGTAACCATAGTCTTAATGGCATTGTAATTTTTGTTGAGAAATCGGTAATCATTCAGCTTAAAGATTTAGTTTCTCTGGATTGTGTATCTTTTCGTAAGGTCTTCGCCGGCGGACAAGTAACCTTCACTTGCGATGGCAAGCAAATCATCTACACTGGGGATACAGCCTTCAACGGGGGCGATGGTAGTACAGCTGTAGTAAGTATATGGAATAATAAGTGTTACATAGACATTCGAAATATATGATGAAAGTAATTAACAACCTAAAAGGAAGCGACAAGCTCCTGCATAGTAAGTATGGGAATATAATATTTATTGCCATTTTCCTAAGTTCTTTGATATTGTTTTCTGTAGGAAAGTCCTTACTTATAGCCGCTATCGCTTTGGGCGTGATAGGGCTATGTAAGGAGTTATATGACAAATATATCAAGAAGACATTCACTGATTGGTTTGATATAGTGGCGAGCTTTGTGCCTTATCCTCTTATTAAATATATAAACAGATGAATGCGATACAATATTTTGATTGGGGAGAAGATGATAAAGGTATACCTTTTTGTACAATAAGAATAAAGAATTTTTTCAACAATCCAATGTCCAATAAATTTATATTTGACTATCCTCCAACAATGTTCAGTTTAATTACCTACTCTGCACAGGGTTCTGTAGAAGGACATCAATACAAAAGAACACCGGAAGTACGTAGAGAAGGTAATGATTTTGTTTGGAATATGTATATAAAAAAGAAATTTATTCGAGATAGAAGAAAGCTACAAGTTATTAGCTTTTCTTATGCTAATGAAGGAAGTGTATTTCCTCTGAGTAATACTAAATTTAGTGCAAACATATATATTTCCAACAGGAAAGTTAAAAGAAATCTTGGAGCTCCTCAAGTTGAATATTTTGAAAGAAATATAGGAGCTTCTATAGGTAGAGGAATAGAAGAATTCTTAATGTTTGAAGACAACAACGAAGCGATCACATTAAGCAGTCTATTAGGAAAAGAAATTGTTTTTGAATTAATATAATAACTATGACACCAAAAGAATTCGTAAAAAAATACAAGCCTTTTGCTCTCGAAACAGAGCGTAAGACGGGGATTTCTCACCTCTTTATATTGGCTCAATCAGCCTTGGAGACTGGTTGGTCTAAGAGTATCCCTGATAATAATATGTTTGGTGTAAAAGCCAAAGCAGGCACGCCGACTGAGAAACGTCAACTGGTACAAACTACAGAGATTCTATCCACTGACAAGGCTAAATTCCCTGTTATTATCAGTATAGAAAAGCGCCTTGATGGCAGGTTCAAGTACACGGTTAAGGACTGGTTCCGCAAGTACGACAGCCCAGAGGAGAGTTTCACTGATCACGCCAACCTATTCATGAACAACAAGCGATATGCCAAGGCACTACTGGTAAGGAGTGACCCGTACAAGTTTGCCGAGGAAGTCGCAAAGGCAGGTTATGCCACCGAGCCTACGTATGCCGAAAGACTCAAGGGGGTGATAAGAACAATTGAGAAGAATGACCAATGAAAATTACCAATGAGAAAGAAATTGTATTTACTATTAGCTCTTATGGTGCTATTAGGGTGCAGGAGCAAGAAATCAAGCCGAACCGATCACAGAGAAGATCAGCAAATCGAAAGAAGGGAAGAAAAAGACAGCCTCTCTCAGGTAGAAAGTCATCAGCAAGTCGCTACTTTTGACCTCCAACATTCGCAATCTTACGAGCTCTCTCTTGAAAATGATAAGGACAGCATAGAGGTGCAGCGAGAAAGACGCATAGTAAAGAGGCTCGATGGGGAGGTATCTCATATCGAGGTACTCAAGGTCAAGGGGGGAAAAGCTACCCTAAGGGTAAAGCAGGAGCAAGCGCAGCAAGCAAGGCAGGTAGTCCGTAGGGAAGAGCGAAGAAGTGAAGGGCATTTCTCTCAAAAGAGAAAGGAGGTACATACTTCTCATACTATGGAGCGAGAAACTCTTCACCAAAGATGGGGACTTGCATGGTGGGTAGAGGGCTTATTGTTGGTGGTGGTCTTATGGTTGGGCTATAGAATAGTAAGAAGATGGATAGGATAGAGTTTCACTGTGCAGGGAGTTACTCAGAGCTCAGCCCTTGGCAACGAGAAGAAATCTGCCTACGTATGGAGGACGATCGGCGTGACTTTCAGGAGCTATATCGGGAAATGGTGCTGATCCTGCTGATGGGGAATCCTTCAAGGAAAAACAAAAAGCGAGTACAGCGGCTGCTCTCGGAAATCTCTATCGAGCAGCTCCTCCCATTGGGAAAGTTCCTGCTCACCGATAGGGACTTGTTCTCCTTTCCTGAGATCTGGGATGGACTCACCACTCCCCTACCTCGATTGAGTAATTGTACCATTCGACAATTTTCCGTGGCGGACATGCTTTTTTACCAATACAGCAAGAAGCGCGAGGAATTGTATGCACGCCAGCTGGTGGCAAGTCTCTACTGCTGGGGCGCAAGTGAGTTTGATCCCTTGCTACTCCCTAAGATTGCGGAGGTAACCGATAGCATTTCCTCTGGCACGCGGGCTGCGATTGTTTTTGCCTATCGATGTACCAGGGAGTACATCATAGAGCGCTATCCTGCTGTATTTCCTAAATCCTCTTATAGGGAGGATACTCCTATATTCAGGCGGCAGGGGGATTATACCCCCTTCTCCAAGGTAATAGCGGCCATGGCGATGGACAGCACCCAACCCTTGGGCAATTGGCATGAGTGCAGCGCGACGCGTTTGTACGATTTTTTAGAAATATTGAACGAATCTATTCTCAGAAGTAAGCGCACATGAGAGATCTCTTTGTAACAGATACATTCGAACTGGACTTGAGCCGAATATCCATCTCCTATCAGGAAGAAAATCCGCGGTTCAAGGATACTTTCTTTACTCAATTCTCCCTCCCATTTGAGTTCTATATGAATGCAGATCTGAGGGTCAAGATGGGTAATTATACGGCTATCAATGCCCTGCGGCTAAAGAAGAAGCATGAGGGCTACCATGTGATGGATGGAAGAGCCAGAAAGGGAACTTTGGAAATTCTATCCATAGAAGGAGAGCTGGTACAAGCGCAAATAGAATCAGGTTTCGAGCAGCTGCCGAACTTTGAAAAGAAGCTATGTGACTTACCACTGGCCAAGGTAGCTGTAGACAATATCTATGAGCATGCCAATGTAGTCTGTAGGAAGAGATACCCCGAGGTAGATTATAATTTTCCTCGTGTAGTTTATAACAAGGATAACAGCCAGAGTAGCTGGGAAGCATTCGAAGGATTCTTGAACCACACTCGTAATGGGGCTTTTATCAATAATAGTGAGGATTCTGGCAATAGGGTAGTCCGCAATATCATTCACCCTATGCCTTACCTACTCTATGTCCTCAAGAAAGGTTTTGCCGATGCGGGATATACACTTGCCGGAGATATTCTCACCGATGAGGACTTCCTCCAGCAGGTGATATACTCGGGCAAGGAATATTACAAGACTTCAGAGCAGCAAGAGGTCAATATGACCCCGCAAAGGGATAGCCTCACCCAGCAGCGCGAAGTAAGCGGAGTAGTATTTGGAAAGTACCAATCCGAGACTACCTTGGACAAGGTCGGAAAGTGGCGCTTGGTCTGTAACAATGCTCATATACTAACCCATGGAGAGCCATTTATCTATCGGGTAAGGCTGGATGGTGTGGTGATTCGTGAGGGGGCTATCAGTGAGCGCCAAAGTACCTTGAGTTTTACTCAGGTAATTGCCATCGAGACAGGGGGTGCCCATCAGCTCCAGTGTGAGTTCGAGGGGGCTTGGAATAGCCCCATTGAGCTATACCTGAATATCATTGCCCAGCATGACGCTCAGGGGAATGTGATTGAACAGGTGATTAACAACAATGAGGTAGACCTCAAGCGGGCTGTCCCTGATATTACCTTCGGAGACTTGGTCAAGACTATTAAGAACTGGAAGAATTACGATCTGGAGATTCAGGGGAACAAGATATTTATGAATCGTATCCACACGGAGAATCGCCTACAGATGAAGGACTTTCGTCCCTTTGCCATCAAGGATCCTAAGAAGACACTCACTACCAAGGAATCTTACCTCATTAAGTTTCCGGATATGGACGAGGCTAAGCACAACTATCCTGCGGTACTGATCGATGAAAACGGCATGCAACTCTCACAAGGGGAACAACAAGGGAGCACTCAGGTAAATATTGAGGGGTATTGTCTTCCGAAAGTTCTTTACAGGGGAGAGCATTCTTGTATTCCACGAAAGAATGGGGGTAATGTATTAGGACTTATCTGGTATGATGGCTTGCGGTATGGCAACAAGAATGAGGGCGAGACCAGAGAGGAACTCCTACCCCCAAAGGTGACCAAGTACTGGGAAGAATGGTACAAAATGCGCCTATCCTCCTATGAGCTCTCATGGAGCTTTATAGCCAATAAGAATCAGATACGGGAGTTTGATCTAAGGGATACGCTATATGTGTATGGTCAGCGATTTTTTATAAAGTCCATCACCAAGAACACCCTTAGCCGCGAATGCTACCAAGTAGAAATCACTCTAATCAATGTATAATGGAAAAGGAAAAAGAAATAGGGAAAAAAGCTGCTACCTTACTCAGGGGCAGTTTACAAGGGGAAGTCTCTACCCGCTTTGGTGGCCATCTCTCAGGAGGGAAAGCGTCCCTACAGGCTGCTACCGCAGTAGCGCGCATGCGCTATTCCAAGCGGGCTGATGGCACTAAGCAGGCGTATCTGAAAGGAATTGCTATCAAGATGCCTCGGCATGGCTTTATCCAACATTACGGGATAGAAGCCTCCCGCGTAAGGGCTGGAGGTACGCGTACTCGTGAGAAACCCAAGCAAATGACCTACTTTTTTAGGGCTCACTTATATTCTAAAGGAATGAAGGAAAAACCTTTTATTGATCAGGCAATAGAAGCCAGCGAGGCTGTCGCCTACTTGGCGGAGGAACTCCCTAAGCAGCGCGGAGAAGAACTCCTTATCTTTATCAAACAACAATTAGAAAAACAATAATATGGCACGTAAATATATCGCAAGAAGTTATCATATATGGTACCCATTTAACGAGGAAAAACCCACAGTTGCTAATTTCGAAAAAGAAGAAGAGATCATGGAGTGGGACTTCTCTGAGAACCCTATCTACAAGACTTGGAAATCAGGAGAGCCTATCCCTAATAATGACCGAATGTCTGTTATATTTCCTGAACTCTTCCTCCTCCCTGAGTTCAAGGGATACTCAGGCAAAACAGAGTTATTTGTTCCTTGGGAAGAATACCTAAAGAAAAGAAAAGCAGAGGAAAAATACCAACCCAGCAAGAAAACCAATAAGACACAAAAAAAATGGGTGAGAGGAAATAGCCTCGGAGATCATTGGGAATTTAAAGATGTACCTGTCTATGAGCCCCTAAGTGACGATGAAATATACCAAGAGTGGAAAAGATATGCGGAAGAGTGGGAAAAAGATAAATATATCTTTAGCATCTCTATTACCCCCAATGAATTTGTGGAGATATATGCCGGAAATCAGGACCTAAGAAATATAAAACCCTCTTACTTCGATCGTATTCTTTATGTAGGGACAAGGCGGATCCGTGGGCGTGGATTAGAATATTTGCTGCGGTATAAGAACTTCTCCCAGCTCCCACAGGGAGAGACAAAGCTCACCCTTACCTTTACAGCTTATGCTGTTAATAATGGAAACAACATAGAGTTGGAGAAAAGGGAGGTACCCATCACCCTCAAGCGAGAAGGTATCGGAGGAGGAAGCGGCAGTGGGGGAGGTTCTAAGGATACCTATACACCACCGGTGGTCAATATGACCCTGAACAACGCCACTCGGGAGCTCTTTGTCGAACCGATGGCCGAGACTGGAGAACTATTACAGGTAGCTCACTTTATACGTAATATCAATAGTTTTTTAGTTCTACACCAAAAGTTCGGAGGGGTAGTGCATGATAGTGAGGGTGCCTCTCATTGGCAAAGGCTATATACTTTTGAAAATGATGGGCTCTTCAAGGTAGAAGTAGATAACGATGATCTGTGGGCATGGGCTAAGTTCTCTCTATCCGAGAACTACAAGCGTACAGGGGTAGTTCAGGGCTTCGACTTTAGCCATGATCAGGTGATCGTCAAGGAGGATAACTGGCTTTTTCAGCGAGTATTCTCCATAAGGCTGAATGTTATTAATGACCTTACTTCTTTTTCATTCGACAAAAAACACTATGAAGCGACTTTATATCGTGAAAAAAGAGAAAGGTATGAGGGCTCTTTTCGTATCAACAATGCCAATAGGCTTATCTATACGATCACCCCTTCGGCTGGGTTGGAAATCGTGGAAGTGAAGCACAATGGAGAACCCTTTGTTTTGGTTAAGTTCCGCTCCAAGAGTGCAGAGACTTTCCCTCTGGGGCTTCAGGAGGAATATATTACGGTCAAGAGCAATAGGGACTCCACACAAATTGTTACGGTAGACCTCACCATCAAGACTAATCTGGATTTCGAACAGAAGGATATATACTTCTGTTTGGATAAGGATATCCTGACAATAGCACAGACGAATGAAAATTCGGAATTTGCTCGGGCTAAGTTAGTGATGAATTTCTCAGGATATGGCCGAAGGGTGACCACCACTCAGGAGTACGAATATGTGTTCTTTAACAACATGGCCAAGATCGACCTTGGGGAAGAAATTCAGGATTTCTTCGAAAACTTGCCTGATCTGAAAAGGCTATATATCAATAACGAAAACACGGCGCTCCCTGTGGAGGTGATGAAAGCTACTGAGGTAAATGTTACTATCGTGGAAACAAACTTCAAGGGGGAGGAGTTCAAGACTCACAAGCTATCTTCCTTGCGATACCTCCCTGGTAGGACACCTCTCTCCTACCCTTACCTGACTAATGTAGGGTTACGCTCTACCTATACCCATTCACTAATCTCGGTAAGTGCTCTTACTAAGGCTTTTAAGAGAAATGACCTTGGGAAAATTGCTTCTAATAGTGTTGATTCTTCTGGATTGGTGGACGATTACGGGGTGGCCAATCTTTGTTTCTATCGAAAAAATGCCAATCGCTTTTTCGGGAAAAACACGATTATCAAGAAAAACACACTTTCCTTGGAGCCCAAGCCTGAGCCTAATGGGGAACCTATCACGGTACTTTTTCAAAATCAAAATCTTTGCCCTGATTGGTTCTCTTTTTCTGGAGAGGAAGAACTGCACATCAATTATGAGAATACCATCTCACAGCACGCCGAGAAGGACGAAGAGTTCAAGGCTTTGGTGAAGGAAAAGAGAACTTTCAAGCTCAACACAGGGTGGATATTCCCCGAGGAGGTGGAGCTGTTATGGGAGCTTATCAAGTCCCCTCAGTGCTTTATTAAGGCTAATGATACGGATTGGGTTAAGGTGATTCCTATCTCTCAGAAGCCTCTATCCTATGATAACACACGGAACCTACACAGCTATGTAGTGGAGTTCCAGAGAGCATCCAATAACTAAATGATGATAAGATGGAGTTAGTGAAATTCGACAAAGAGGGTACTTACCCTCGTATCTCAGCTTCGCATATTGATGAGAGCATAGAGCTTACCCCTGCCGAGCAGGAGATCAAGGCGCGACTTAGGCATATTCACGCCCTTAGGATGACTAATAAGTATTCCAAGTATCAAGCCATACAGATACACATGCGGGAGATGAAGGTGAGCCAAGCCACTGCCTATAGGGATTACAATTGGGCGATGCAGATCTTTGGGGAGTTGGACAAAGTGGATGTACAGGCGGAGCGCATGATCTTAGCGGAGTGCTACTGGCAGCTCTACCTAAAGGCTCTCAAAAAGGGTGATCTGGAGCAGGAGCGTAAGGCGCTGGATTCGTATAAGTCGCTGTTTAACTTCGATAAGGAGGAGAAAGAGATTAACTTTGAGAAGATCTCCGCTCATGAGTACCATATCAAGATGAGCCGCAAGGGTATGCGTATGCTTAGAGAGGCTATCGGTACAGGGGTGGTGGACTTCAACGAACTACCCGCTGAGGAGATAGACTATGAAGAGAGTGAAGAATGAAAAGTGAAAAGTGAAGAATGCTAATAAAACCAGTTAAAGAGATCTACCTAAACCCCATGCAGATGGCAGCCGTGGAAGCCAATAGGTACGGACGGGTGAAGAATATTTGTATCGAGGCGGGACGAGGTACAGGCAAATCGACTATATTGGGGTGGTTTGTCAAGGAAGCCGTTCGCCAAATGCCTCGAGCGACGGGGGTACTGGTAGGGGCTACTTTTGTACAGATCAAAAGCCGTACTTTCCCCTCTACCAAAGAGGGGCTGGAGATGTTCGGCCTATACGAGGATGTGGATTATGTAGTGGGCAAAAGTGGCAAGAGCTTAGGATATACAATGCCTTTCCAAGCTCCCAACTCATGGAGCAATGTGGTGCATTTCTCTAATGGGTTTATCTTAGTATTGGTATCCTTAGACGACCCCAACTCGGGGCGAGGGCTGAACTCTTATATTGTCATAGGAGACGAGGCGGCACTCTTGGAGCACGATCGCCTTTTTAACAACGTACTGACCACAAACCGAGCTAAGAAAGTAGAGTTTGATCGCGCTTCGCTGCTCAATGCAACCATATTCACCTCATCTGTGGCTCTAACAAAGACTGGGGAATGGTTCACCAATCGGGAGAAATTAGCTATTGAGAAGCCTCAAGAACATTGCTTCATTAAAGCCAATGCGAAGGTAAATAAGGAGAACCTTAAGCCTAATTGGATTCAGGAGATGTACGAACAGCGGGTATCAGATATGCTCTTCAATGCGGAGATCATGAACATACGCCCACGCAAGGTGGCCGACGGATTCTATCCGCAGCTATTGGCCAATAAGCACTACTACAAGTACAAGTATGCTACGAATCTTTTAGATGACTTTACCCAGAACTATACCCCAAGCTGTTCCTATGACACGGACTTGATTAAGGGTATCCCCTTGGAAATATCATTGGACTTCGGAGGGCGTATCAACTGTGCTGTGGTCGCCCAAGAGAGCACGCTCACCCATACGCTGAGTATTATTAAGGATTTCTTTGTCAAGAACCCACAGAAGCTCTCAGACCTTATTAAGAAGATCATAGACTATTACGAGCCACACAAGGCTACCTGCAATAAGGTCTATCTATACCACGATCGCTCAGGCTTTAAGAGTGAAGCCAACAGCAAGACGACTTTGGCGCAGGATGTGGAGGACATGCTCCGTACAGCAGGCTGGCAGGTGTATAACAAGACACCCAACACGAATAACCCAAGCCATATCCTCAAGTTTCGACTCATTAACGAGATCTTAGAGGAGAGCAACAAAGTACTGCCTTTTGTCCGTATCAATGAGGACAACTGCCCCAACCTAATTGTATCCATGGAGAATGCAGGACTCAAGCAGAAAGAAGATTCCTTCGAGAAGGACAAAAGCTCGGAGCGCTCTACCTCCATTCCTCAGGAACATGCTACCCACTTGTCGGACTGCTTCGACTATATTGTGTGGTGGAAGTATGCCTATCTGATGGACAACGATCGCCACGATTCGTATATTATAAGTTCTGTTTAAAGAGAAAAGCACACCTAATTAGGTGTGCTTTTGATTTTAAACTGATTTAATCTTATTAAGCGTCTCAATGTAATAATCCTTGAGTTTTTGCAGATCTTCGTCAGTGAACTTATTGCGCCCTATCTGAGCTCTCTTATGGGTCACGGTAGATATGGCTTTGCCAATGACCGCGGAAACTTGCCTATCTGATAATTCTAATAGTTCAATGATATATAATACTTTCTCTTGTGTTGTCATAATCCTTGCATTTGTGTTAATTCCCAGTCAAGATAATTCTTATACCACTGCCACGCTTCTTCAATGAATTGTTCTACTGATATAACAGGACCATATATCCCGCCCATACTTATTACATTGTTCTGGACAACAACTAACCTGAATTGCTCCAACATATCATACACATATAACCGCTGGGGCATGGCTCTGTAGGTATCATTGAGTCTTACAATCTCGCTGTTCTCCTCAATTACCATTATTAGGCTCATATAATAAGGGGAATATATATAGGTAAGGTCAATATTAGGTACGATAGGGTTACATGCTAATAAGAACTTAGGCATAACCACATCTGCCACCTCATATTTTTGATTAAAAATATCGTCTACATTCATAATTTTTTTTGCTTGAGGTTAAACAAATTTATATTTTGTCAAATGTAATCTACCCCCTCCGACTTTGAACTTAGAGACTTTTTCTCCACAATAATCAATAGGTTCGTCAAGTGTTATTGTAGATGCTTGATGCCCATCACAATCGTACTGATGAGCACTATACCCACATGTCATCTTAGGGAGTTGCCATACCCCCCAATTCATGGAATTGAGATACAATAATATTCTTCTAATATTTTCTATAGTTACATCAAAAACTTTACCATCTTTAATCTCATTTTCGAGTACACGAAAATCGGCTTCAAGGCTTTGTTTAGCTTGCTCGTTCTGCTTTTTTTTCTCTTGGTGAGCATTTTTGCAAAACTCACAATATTTAGTATAGGCTTCAATTATGCTCTGTGTAGTAACTTCACCATCTATCTCAATGCTGAATGTCGGGTGGGATGTAAAGTTTTGCGCCTCTACAGTTTCAAAATCCACTTCATTAACTTGTGGATAACCTTGCTCTTTTTTTTGAAAAGTAACATTATCAGCTACAATGTAAGTGTAGCGTTTTGTGGTGTAAAAATCTAATTTCATTATTCTTGAATTTTAACTGTTATACTTTATTTATTGATAAATTCATTAGCACTTTCAAAGGAGAATTTTTTAGAATAAAACTCTTTGGAGTATTTTTTATTTGATTTTACGAAAGCATAATAGTCTTTTAATAGCTTTTTATTTGCTTTCACAAAATCAAGCACTTCTTGACTATTATCCTTGTTTGCCGATAACTTAGCCTTACTTGCTTGAGCTTTACGCTCTGCGATTTGTTCTCTTCTCTCTATCTCATTAGAAAGGATCTTTACATACTCTTCATTCTTTTGCAATTCGTAAGCGATTACCCATAGTTGCTTATCAGTGAAGAAGTCTTTTAAAGTCTCAGTGATGATCTTATGAGCTAATGTATCTTGAGGTAAGCTCTTAGTTATTCTATCTCTTACTGATTGGGCTACCTGTCTGCTGCTCTCTTCTATATAATCACCTATTGAACTAATAGTAGATACACTTGGGTTAATGCAGCTTACATCATTATATATGTCTTTGATTGTAATGGTTCTCATTTCTTAAAAAATTTAATTGTTATACTTCTTTCTTTTTGACATTGCAAAGATACGCATTATTTTTTAATGCGCAATGAAAAATAATATTTTTTTACTCTTGCAATCAGTTAAATTTTTCTTAATAAAAAAGAGGTTGTTTTTTCACCAAAAAGCGGAAGCTGATGGCTCATTCATATTTCACTCCGATTTTTAAAATTCAAATTGTAAAAACAATTAAGGCGGCAGGGGGCTTTTTTTGCACGCAATGAAAATGAAATTGATTTTTAGACTTTTAACATTTTGAAAAACAAAGCAGTGAAGGCAAAATAATGATAAAGTACCCTGTTTTTTCCCGCTGGGGAATGTGTCCTTTATTTATCCTGATAGTTTTTTGACCTTTGCAGCATGGTAGAAAAGATATTTTTAAATGACGCTTTGGCGGAAATGCGAAAATTAGATGCAGAGAAAAAGCCAATACCCTTTTCCATTGCTGTACGCACCTATAACAAGCAAAATGGATTTGGTGGAAAGCTCCTGATATACCATAATGCTACCCTAATGCAACAGCCCAAGGGTAAAAAAGATTTTGAGAAAAACCCTAACCACTGGGACAACAAGACTCGAAATATTAAACTTGCAGACGGCACAATAAAGAAAATTATTATCCTGTTTATAGTGGCTTTTAATGGGAAAGAAGTAGTTTATTAATACAAAAAATATGGAAATACACAACTTGCAATTGTATAATGCCGATAACTTGGAAATTATGGCAACCCTACCCGATGAAAGTATAGATGTGGTGTGCATAGACCCTCCGTACTTGTACTTGAAGAACCAAAAGCTGGAACGCCCTTTTGACGAGCATAAGTTTTTTGCAGAATGCAAGCGGTTACTTACAAAAAAAGGCTTTATTGTGATGTTTGGTCGTGGTACTTCCTTTTACCGTTGGAATACGATATTAGATGGATTGGGCTTTGTGTTTAAAGAGGAGGTGATTTGGGATAAAAGTTATGTATCAAGTCCACTAATGCCTATGTCTCGCATACATGAAACAATATCTATCCTTACAAAAAAGGAGGGGGTAATTAATAAGGTGAAAATTCCTTATTTAGAAATGAAAAAAAATGACATAGATAGTATTGTAACTGATATAAAGAGAATGAAATCAGCTCTTAAAAATACAAAATCACTTAATGCTGTATTGGAGTTTTTGGAAAATAACAAAGTGCCTACAGACAAAGACAACGTAATAAGTACTTCCATTTCCTCTGTTATTAAAACACAAGATAGATGTGCTTCTGTAATGGCTGGTATTCAAAATGGACTTAATGAGAAAAGCATTATTAGAAATGATGTAGAAGAATGGAAAGAAGGTTCTGTTACTCATAATGGAATAACAAAAGCAGATAGAAGTGTTTCTGTCATTCAATCTATTCAATATGGATTAAATGAAAAAAGTATTATTAAAACAAAACTTTATGATTTTAATTCAAAAGAAAGAAAGCATAATAATGAAAATAATGTTGTAGCTAATAAAGGTCTTCAAAATGGAGATAGGTGTGTCTATGTTATGAGTAATATAAGTAATGGCTTAAATGAAAAGAGTATTATTAAGCATAGTAGAGACCATTACAAGACTATTCACCCGACACAAAAGCCTGTGCGGCTTTTGGAAAGGCTTTTGGCGCTGGTGATTCCTAAGGATAAGCCACGAGAGGAGGTAGTGGTGGCGGATTTTTTTGCGGGATCTATGAGTTGTATGGAAGCCGTGCACAATATGGGAATGAAAGGGATCGCTACCGAAATAGACCAAGAATATTTTGAGAAAGAAAAACAGCGGATTGAGGGTTTGCAACCACTAATTATTAACTAATGAAAAAAATAGATAACGATTTATATATACTCTCTAAGAGTGGGGCGGCTGTGCTCTTTGATAATAAGCATGGGCTTACAGCGCCCAAAGCTAAAAAAGACCTATCCGATACGGATAAGTACTCGGTGTGGGGGGATGATAACCTTTACCCGCAGCAGCTGACCGAAAAGCTCAATAAGACAGGGGCGGCCATAGGAGGGCTGGAGGTGCTGATCTCGGCTCATTATGGGTTGGGATTCCGCCTTTATCAGGATGTGGAAACAGAAGAGGGAATCGTAACTAAGGAACGCGCGCGTAACTCTTTCCCTGAGCTGAACCAGTTCTTTAAGGCTTGCCGCTGGGATATTACCATGTCCGAAATAGTGGAAGACTTTGAGACCTACGGGATTGCCTTTGTGGAGTACCTGCTTTCTCCTAATAGGGACAAGATCATATCCATAAAGCGGCAGCAAGCGGCTCATTGCAGATTGGGTGTTCCCAAGGAAAAGGGCTATGTGGATAAGGTGTATATCAATACCTCGTGGGGTGGTACCTTGGACGAGGAGCTAACGGAGGAAGTGCCCTTTTACTCGGATATGCATTCAGTGGAGAGCCTTAAGGAATACTGCAAGGAGAAGAAGGTAGACAAATTCATCGTGCCTGTGATGCGTACCCTTACCACGGAGAAGAATTACCCGAAGGTTAAATGGCATAGCTCCTTTGCCAATGGCTGGGTGGATGTGGTGCTCTCGGTGCCTACCTTCAAAAAGTACATGTTTGAAAACCAATTGAACTTGAAATTTGTTATCTATGTGGCGGATGACTTTTTCTCTCATAAGTTTGGCCGCAACGAATGGCAGGAGATGAGCAATGTGCAGAAAGAGCAAGAGCGGCAGAAGACAATCAAGGCGATAGATGAGCACATGAGTGGGAATAAGGCAGCGGGGCGCTCCTTCCTATCGCCTTTCTTTCGTGACAGCTCTGGGAACCTCATACGCGGTATAGAAGTGGTACCCATAGATGACAAAATAAAAGACGGCAACTTCCTACCCGATGCCAGCGCGGGGAACTCGGAGATACTTTTCCCAATGGGGGTAGATCCTTGTTTGCTCGGGGCGGGTATCCCAGGGGGGAAGAACCTGAGCGGGGGGGGGCCGATGCCATAA